GTCAGCGTCTGGTTCTCCGTCTTCGTGGCCGTCGGGACGAAGGTCGCCGTGGTCGTTGCCACCACCGGAGGCGTCAGCGTCTGGTTCTCCGTCTTCGTGGCCGTCGGGGCGAAGGTCGCCGTGGTCGTTGCCACCACCGGAGGCGTCAGCGTCTGGTTCGTCGTGGCCGTCGCGGTTGGCGCGAACTTCGTCGTCGCGGTCGCCAACACACCCGGCGTCAACGTCGTGTCGACGACTTCGTGCAGCATGATGTAGCCGGCGATGCGGTCCTGCGAGGCGACGGTGACATCGTAGGACTGAGTGCTGGGGGTCGTCGTCTGCACCTTCTGCTGCGTCGCGATGCGGACGCCAGAAGTGCCGCTTCCTACTGTCGTCGTTTGCTGAGCGGTCCACGTTCCGTTGGTGGTGTCGGAATCGCCGGTAACCGCGTTGACGTTCTCGGAGAAATACCCCGCGATCACCGCGTCCCCGACTACAACGCTGCCCGTCGTCACCTGGGCGTTTGCGGCCGTCGCACCGGCGATGTCACCGCCGGTCGAATACCCGACGGTGTTCGCCCCCGACGGAATGACCTCGTACCAGGTCCACACCTTCGCCACAGGAGAAGCACTGGGGTTCCACGTGATCGTTCCGAGATCCGTCGTCAGGAGCGCCGTGGTGATAGGAGCGGTGTAGAACACCATCTCGATCCCGGCGCTTGCCGCGCCGTTGTCGTAGAGGCGACTCGTTCGGCGCGTCCAGACGTTTGATTTCGCGTCGGTCCACGACGTTGGCGCGATGATGGCCGACCCGGCCGATCCGGCGTTGTCGAGGGCGATGCAAAGAACACCCATGGATCCAACGGCCAGCGTCGCGGTTCTTCCGCCCGGGACGAGCGTCGTTGCTCCGGTGTTGTGAGTCCCCGTCCCGCGACTCGTGACCGTCAGCGCCATGGCCTGGGTTCGTGCTTAGGCGAGCGTGAACACCCCGGACGTGTGGGCCGCAACCGTGAGGGTGTTCCCTGCCGTGACGGTGATGCTCGCCACGTCGAGATCGGACCAGCACAGGACGCTGCCACCGACCTCGTAGATCACGGCGTAGCGGCAAATGAGCGACGCGGAAACAGTCGTCCAGACGGGATCGGTCGCGATGTCGACGGTCACGGTTGTCGTCCCGGACAGATTCAAGGTGACCGCGATCCCGCCGGTCGAATAGCCGGTCGTCGCGGGGGCGTGCGCCACCTCGTTCGTGACCAGCGCATACGTCGTCGAAGCCGCTCCGATATCGGAACCGTCCGTGAAGAGCGCCATCTTCCATGTGTCGCTGTCGATGTCGAACGTCCCGTCGAGAAGTTTCGTCCTCGCGCCGTTAGTGAATGCCCACGTTGAAGCTGCCATGCTACCTCCTTAGGTCCCCAGTAACGTCGTTTCCCACGCCGAAGCCCATGCGACATTTCCGGCCGCGGAATAGTGGATCCCATCCGTAGTGTTCGTTGCCCCGTCGTCAGGCGGTTGGATGACCGCAACCTCGTCCGGACCAGCAACACACAAGCCAACGTTGTCGGTTAGAAGCTGATCGATGTACCCATGAAGCACTGCCGCGTTTGCGTCGAACCCCTGCCGCCATGGGTACGCGATGTAGATCACCGCTATCGCCCACTTCGCATGAACCGCGTCGATGATCGTCTGGTAGTTCGCTCTCCATGTCGCGCTGGCCGGCGGCGCCCCAATCTCGTTGACCCCGAGGTTGATGAGCACCGCAGGCACGGGAACGTCCGGATTGATCCCGGACAGGTTCGCAGCGATGTCCGCGGCATACGACGCAACCGTCGCCCCGTTGACCCCGCTGCTTGCCGTTTTCCGGTAGTTGGTCCCTGCGGCAACAAGCCCTGAAAGGAGTGTCGGCTGCCAGCCCTCCAGCCAGGTCTTGCTGTCGCCCAACGCCACCAGTCACGTAGGCGCCGGGTAGTACTCCACGGAGAGGGCGTTGTTCGTCACATCACCGGCCGTCGTCGGCGTGTACGCCTGGATCTTGATGTCGAGAGCGTTCGCCCACGTTTCACCGATAGCAACCGTCTCGGGATTTTTGACGAAATTCGCCGCGAACGAGAACCCCTTCCAAATCCCGGTAGCTGCTCCCGTGCGAATAACCTCCGTGTCGAACTGCCACTTGTAGCCGCTGCCGGCATCGTTCCACGAGCAGATGTCCGTGAACCCGATTCTCATCCTGACGTACTTCGTGTTCGCATTCGCCGCCAGAACCCCGGACGCGGTAATCTTGAGCTTGTCCCCGTTGCTCGCCATCTTGCCCGCGTCCAACGCGATGACGCAGAGGTCCTCCCAGGTGGCCGTGCCCGCGGTCGTAGCCGGCGTCACGTTCACGTCGAACTGGGCGGTCCCTCCCGCCACGGACGCATCCTGGAAGGTCGGCAGGACTCCGGCCCCACCCGACGTGAGAACCTGCCCGAGCGCCCCGAGTGCCGCAATCGGCTGGTGACCACCCGTTGCGGTCGTGCCGCCGCACTGAACGGCATACGCCGTCGTCGAGGCTCGCCCCGTCCCGCCATTCGCAACAGGCACCGTTCCGGTAACGGACGTTGCCGCAATCGTTCCGGTTCCGCTCGCCGCCAAGCTCGCCCCGGTTCCCACAACCATCGTTGCGCCGGTATTCGTTCCGGTCGCAAGGTCGTCGAACGACAGTGTCGTCGAACTCGCCACGTTGCCCGTGACGCCGGTATCCGTGGTGAACTTCAGCGGTCCACCCGCAGTTCCGTCCCACCACAGCGACGGCCGTCCGGACTGCGCCGCTCCCGAGACGAATCCGAAGCTCTTCCCGAGCCAGTGCGCGACTTTAGAGAACCCTCCGAGTCCGAACATCTAGCCACCCCACTTGAGAAGCAACTTGTACTGGAAGAATGGTGTGATCGTTCCCAGCGCATCCGCAATCACCAGCTCATCCGCGTGTGTCAACGCATACGTGAACGTCGTGATAAGCGGGACGCTCAACACCGTGGCGTTGGACACGTCATACGTCCCGTCGGTCATCCCCCAAATGGTGACCGTGTCCCCAGCCGACATCCCGTGTGCCGCGGATGTGGTTATCGTCGCGATGTTCGCGTTACACGCACGATCTACCGACGCGAACGAAGCGTCGCCGTTCGTAACGTCGAACGCCAGCGCAACCGTCGCAGGCGGCGTGAATGGGATAGCCGTCCAGCCAACCTTCGCAACCGCGCTATAAATCGAGCCTACACTCGCGAAGTCCGCCCCGAAAAACCCGCTTCCCGTGGTCGCGGCCCGCGCGTACGCCGTAATCGTCGTGGTCATTTCTCGCTTCGCGTACAGATAAAGCGCGTAGCCATCTCCTCCGAACGCAACCGGGAATAGTTCCGTCGCCAGGGCGCCCGACCCTGTCTCAATCTGGGCGTTCGTCGTCGGCGTTCCGCTAACCCACGCCGACCCGACAGGGTTCAAAACCGTTGCCACCATGGCTAACCCCCGTGGACGTAAACGGCGTGGACCTTCACCGCATCCGCAACTTCTCGGTTTGTCAGAACAAACCCCACGTAATCAGTACACGGGGGAGAGAAGTCGAACGCCTGCCAACTCGTCGTCAGCACAGTCGGATCGGGAACGACTGCCGGACTGATCGCCGCGTAGTTCGCCGCTGTCGTAGCCGATCCGGCCGCATGAGCGTACGCCGCCACCAAGACATCGGTTCCGACGGAAGTCGCGTCGAGCTTCAGGTAGAGCGTATGGCCGTCTCCACCGAACTGCGTCGGGTGGCCGTAGGAGCTGATCGTCGCAGCCGCCGACACCGTGACGGGCGTCGCGGCCGTCGTCCCCATGACCCACTCTGAGCCGACCGGCCGCACCGCTGTAATCATCGGCATGGAATCACCCTATGCGATCAGGGGGCCTTGCGGCCCCCCTTTCGGCTTGTCCGTTAGTTGTCGCCGAGATTGATCCACGTCACCGTGACAGTCCCGCTGACCGTGATGGCGTCGGCTCCGCCGGTCGAGATGTCGGCGTCGTCGATCTCGAAGTTCACGTACAGGTCGATCGCGGTCGTGTGCCCGTCGTGGTAAATCTGGTCGGTGATGATACTCGCGCAGTCGGTCGCCGCGACGCTCCCTACAGCCTGAGTGGTCGCCGTGCTCGGAACCCAGTCAACCTCATCGCCCGCAAGACCGGCTCCTGCGTCCGCATCGTCCGTGCCGAACGCGATGTCCCCATCCCAGTCGTCCACGATGGTTGCCGAAGCCTCGGTTGCCGTGAGATCCGCGACGACTCCGAGCGCGAGGATCCGCCCCTCGGGGAAGTCGTAGATCAACGTCCCGCCATACGCGGCCGCGGCGCCGGGGTCGGTGATGACGACGTTGACGGCGGTGAGCGTCATCACCGTCTGGCAGATCGCCCCCATGCAACGCTCGACGGCGACATTCCCGACCGCAGCTTCGTTGCCCGCAGTGCCGGCCGTAAAATCGTACGACCCGGAAATGGTAGTAGCGGCATCCAGCGTGATGGAATCCGCGAGCTGGTCACCACCGACAGTATCGTTGACCATCTCTGCGCCGGCAACGGACTGAAGCGGAAGAACGACCTCTCCAGTCCCGGTTCCGTCGGTCGTGAGCGTGATCGACGTAACATCAGCCGACCCAACCGTGATGGCTCCAGCCCCGGTTGTGTCGAACACCGTATCGGCCGGCGAAGCCGCATCCGCACCGATGAACGTCGCCGCGTTCGTAGTCAGGGCTGTGAGCGTCAGCGTGTTGGCGGTTGCCGTGTCGAGAGTCCCACCATCAGACGACAGCGTCACCCCAGTCACGTCAGCCGACCCGACGGTGACCGCACCCGTCCCCGTGGTGTCATAGATGGTGTCCGCGGCTCCGGCGTCGTCTGCGCCCGAGAACGTCACCGCCCCGGCATCGTTGCGCGTGAACGTGAACGTAGCGTCCGACCCACCAATCGTGATCGCATCCGCCGCACCACCGAGGATTGGGTTCGCCCCGATGTCGAGAGCGTAGTCCCATCCGGTACCAATGAGGATCGCCGTCTCTCTCGCCTGGGCATCCTGAGTGATCCCGGCGATGTCGAACACATAGACGAAGTTCGAGCCCCCCGTGTGGTTCGCGTTCGTGATGTTGATGTCGAAGAGCTGGAACGTGTCGGAACCGTTCATGATCCCGAGCGTTCCCGTGTAGTCGAGCACGTCAGCCGATCCGTTGGCCGCGTTGACCTCCGTGTAGTCGGTGCTACCCGTATTCGTGATGGACGTGCAAGTCACACTCCCCTGAACCACGAGGTTGTCAGGGAGCGTGCTCGCACCAAACGCCGCCACCCCCACGAAGAGGGTGGCGGCAGCGAGAACACTCGTCACCGTTCGCTTGTTCATCCTAGCCCTCCGAGTGTTCCGAGCAGAAGACATTCCCGCCGGGACGATCCCGTCGAAGTTTCAGCGACCAGCCGCCGGGAAGATGCTTGCTTCCTTCGGCTCGCAGAAAACCGTCCTCGGTCATGTCGCGTTCGCAATCGACAGACAGCTTACCCGAGGTTTCGTTGCAGTCCGGATGGCTGCACACGAGTTGGATCACAGCACTCGCCATTGTGGCCTCCTTACGCTCCGACCGTTCCCCAGATCCCGCGCGGCTCGATGGCGCCCTGGCCGTAGCGCATCCGGGCATTGACGTACTGGACGAAGTTGTTCTTCGCGTAGTCTTCGGTGATGTTCGGCTTGATGCGCCACTGGTGAACGAACGGCGTGTTCTCCGGCTGAAGCATGAACCACGCGATGGCCGACGGGAGCCACTTCCAAACCTTCACCTTCATGTTCCACGGCCCCTGCGGTCCGAAGATCCCCTTGGTGTTCGAGAACTCGAACGCCCTGTTGACCGAGTTCATGATCGCCCAGAACACGGGTTCCTTGTCGACCTGGCACACGATGAACTTCTCGCCGAACTCGATAGGGAACCCTTCGCGATCACGAGCCTGGTTCGAGAGAACGTACATTTGCGAAACCGTCTCCGGCGTCGGGGCGGAGTTGCTAGCCAGCCGATTCGACCACGTCGTGGTCGGCGTCGTCGACGTGAGGTCGTACTTCCCGGAGATGTAGTTGTGGTTCGTCGCGACGATGGGCATAACCGCGGAACTCGGGTCGAACCCGTAGGTCGTGGTGAACGAAGCGCCCATGAGAGCGGCGGCCGTCGACTCGGCCTTGTACTCCATCGACTTCGGAAGAGCCTTCAGGGCCTTGCGATTGATCCCGTAAAGCTCGTCCTCCAGCGTCGACTGCATGACCCGGTAGCCCTTCGTGTACGTGAAGTTCCGGATCTCCTTGACCTCGCCGTTGTAGATGTCCTCGTACTCGACTGGCGTCCCGTCCGGAGTCTGAACCGCAAGACCCAGCCCCGCGGCCGACATGTAGGCTTCGGAGAGCTTGTCGGACTTCTGCATCTCGAAAAACTCTTCGTACTTGGGCTTCGCACGCTTCATCTCTTCGTAGAAGACCGTGTGGAACCCCTCCACGAGCATGCGACTGTTCGCTGCCGCGGTTGCGATAGGCGAAGAAGTGTAGTTCGGCCTGTTCATGATCTATCTCCTCTTCCCTATCGTTTACTCGACGAAGTAGTCGCCGGGCACCGGCACTGCGTAGACCCAGGCGTTCGTGTCGTCAACGGCGTAGTCGGGATGGACTCCGAGAACCCGGAACAGCGGCCCGGTCGTCTCTGCCTTGTCGAGACTCCAGATCCCCGCAGCATCTCTGCGCGGTCCATACACGGCCCCGAGGTCCGTAGCGAGCAGAACGTAATCGGCACCGCCGTTCTTGAGATTGGCGATGATGTGGGTGCTCTGGTCGAACACCTCGACCGGGATCATGGTGTTGACGGTCCCGCTTGCGCCAACCTGAGCGATGCCGCACACGACATCGTCGGCACCGCTAACGGTCTGGATGCAGAGGTAACCGCTCGTGTACTCGACGAGGTCGCCAGCCACGAACGTTTCGGGTCCCGCCTTCTCCGGGAACTCCAACACCGGATTGAAAGGGGACGAGCCCATCGTGCGGGCGACCCGCATCGCGATAGTCGGTGCCGTCTTTGCCATGTTCTCCTCCTAAAGTCTTTTGTGGCTAGCCCGGCACGGTAACCATGGGCCGCCGGTCTTTCGCAACGAACTGGCCCTTACCAGTCCGCTCGATACCCTGTTTCGTGTAGCTCGACTCTTCCTCTGGGATGAGTCCACTTTTCCGCAGCTCGCCGTCATCGCCACTCGTTGCGGCCTGCGTCGAGATCCCCCTCGCGGGGCGTCCGTTCATGAGGGCTTCGCACGCATCCGCATCGTTCTTGGACAAGCGTGCGTCGTTTTCGCAGGTCGTCCAGCAGAGAACGACCTCGTAGGTCCCGGGATCGCCGATCATCACGCCGTCGCGGAGGATCTTCGCGTTGCGAACCGGCGTCACGGGCTTCCCGCCGTTGAACTCCGGCAGAAACGCATACACCGGAATCGGCAGGATGCCCTGTCTGCGGCAGTATTCGATGTTCGACTGCGGTGGCCAGCAGGCCACCATCGTGTTTTTCCCGCCACAGGCACAGTCCGAGGGGCAGTTCGGGAGGTTGAGCACCTGCGTACAGTCAGCCGAATACGGGTTGCTCCCGCCGAGCGGGGCCGAGCGGTAACCATCTTCTGCGAAGAAATCGGCAGCGGACATCCCGCTGGAAGTGATCTTGCTACCGTCTGCGATACGATCCGAACTCATTCTCAGTCTCCAAACATTCTGCGAAGGGTCGCCTTGATCTCACCTTCGCTAAAATTCATCTTGCGGTATCGCTCTGCAACCTGTCTAGGGGTTAGCCCATCGGCCTCACGAAAATTCTTCTGCCCCCCCTCTTCTCCCACGCCGCGGCCCACCGTCTGGGCGCCCGCCGCCATCTTCCTGAGCTTGGAGCGGCCTTCTTTTTCGATGGCCTCTTCGCCGCGGATGTTGCGGTAGACGATGTCGTAGGTCATGGGGTTGGCGAGATGATCGGCACTGATCCCGCTTTCGCGAGAATCGACCATCTGCCGCACCCGGTCGAGGATCTTGTGCCAGTACCCCGGGTACTTCGCCTGAAGCCCATGCTGCATCTGGACGATGGTGTTGGCCTTCTGGCGATTCATGTCCCGAAGGCGATTCGCTTCCATCGGGAGGATGCGATCACGGTAGTCCTGGAGCTGCTGCCGCCGCGTCAGCCCCTGCTGATAGGCGAGTCGTTCCGTTTCCGACATCCGGAGAAGTTGCTCTTCGGACTGCGGCGCCAGCTTCTGCTGAAGCCACTGGAGTTCGCGGTTGACTTCGGCTGCCTTGCCGCCAACCGTCTGGTACGCCGCTTCATCCGCGAAACGGTTCAGGTGTCCGAGGATCGCCCCCTCGTCGTACTCCGGGATCTCGTCTCTGCCGGCGGCGGCTTCGGGCTCTTCCGGCTCATCTTCCGGAAGCGAATCCGGGTATTCGACCTCATCGTCGACCATCGTCGATGGGCGTTCCTCCTCGATTCCGACTTCTTTCGGCTCTTGCGTTTCCACGCGACTGTAGTCATCCCCCATTTGCGACCTCCTGTTTCTGATCCCCACGGAGGGAATCGACCGTCTGCGAGATGGACCCCTCACAGAACTCAAGCCCTGAGATGTACCCCTTCAGGAACAAGTCCTGGTCTCGGGAGTTCCCTTCCCGGGCCAGGTTTTGCAGCGCGGCGAGCTTCGACATCCGCGCGAAATGAATCAGGTACAGAAAGCCCTCAGACTCCAGGAGGTGCCGGAGCAGCTCCAATTTCTGGTCCTGCTCCAACCCCTCCCATGGGGTCACCGGCGGTCTGATCTCCAGCATTTTGGTCTCCTTGTCCTGGCTGCGGTGGCGGCGCGAACTGCTGCGCCCGCATCTCGATTTCCCGTTGAAGGTCAGGCGGAATCGGGGCTCCCATTCCGGTGTAGACCCACGCTTGGACTTCCGGTGGCATCTCTGCCCAGCTCGGCCCGATCTTCCTGAGAATCGTTTCGTCGATGGGTTTGGGCTGCTGCTGCGCCTGCTGAACCATCTGCATGACTTCGCCCTGCTTCGCCTGCCACATCTCGTCCCAGTCCGGAACGAGCCGGCCGGCTCCTGGGAGATCGAAGGCTTCGGCCGTTTGGCGCATGAGCCGTGTTTTTCGTCCCATCGCACTCACCAACAGCTCGCGAATCAGGGGCGGGGTATCGGGACTGCCGATCTGCCCGGCCGTCTGGATGAGCTGTTGGTCGAGTGGATCGAGAATCCCGGAGAGATGCTGGATCGTCTGCTTCCGGACTTCCGGGTTCGCCGCGACCGAAGACGCCATGATTCGAAAGCGATACCTTCCTCCGGCCTGTGGCGGCATCGTGAACAGCTTCTTGACGAAATCGCCCTTGGGATTCTGTTCCTGGTATTCGTCGCCATCCGGCTTGAACTGCCAGCAATTCCAGAACATGAGATCGGCGGCATCTTCCAGCGCTCGCCGAACGCACCCGAGCACGACATCGAACAACGGCGACGAGTTGCCCGTCCGTTGCCCGGCCCCAGCGGCGGACTCCCGATTCCCACGCTCGCCCTCCATCCCGGACAGAAAGTCGGTCACGCCGGTCCGCTTCTGAGCGAACTCCCGGATCATCGGAAGGAACTGGAACACCGATGCAGACGTATCCCCGAGGTCGATCTTCTGGAGCTGCGACACGTCGTCCATTTCGATGATCTTGCCGGGGTAGATGTCGTCCTGCTTCCCACGCCCAAGCACCGAATCTTTCCGTTTCGCGATCACGGGGAGATTCGCATAGGTCCCGGCGTCGATCCCCTGGTTCACGAGATCGTTCGCGGCCCGTTGCAGGTGCTGGAGCTGTTGCGGAACGCCGATGCCGAAAAACTCGCCATTCTCCTTGAACGGCGCCCGCACGAACGGTCTCCGTCCGTGGAAGAAGAACAGGTACTTGGCCGACAGGATCTCTTTCGTCTCGTAGTTGTAGACGAAAACGCAATCTCGTTCCGGCTGTTTCCCCTTCTTGCTGTCTTCCAGCGCAACACGGATGTAGATTTCGAAGTTCGTGAGCTGATTCGCGTTCTTGTCTACGGGCGCATCATCCAAGCCCTCGGCAACGAGCGTGTCCCGGTCGACCATCGCAGACAGCTCGTTCTGCGAGTAGTCCCGTTCGTCGGCGTCGGCGATTCGCTTGACGGCGTCTTCTCGATAGACGCCGGCCTTCGCTTTCTTTTGCATCTCGCCGAGGCGTTCGAGGAAACGATGACCGACCCAGTAGGCGTTGAAGACCAGGTCCGGATCTTGGTGGCACTCGGGCGGATAGAAGAAGTCCTCCGGGCGCACCACCTCGAAGACGTTGCCTTCGTAGACCACCTCGTCCTTGGAGATGATCTTTGGCGTTCCCTTGAGGGCATTGCCGGTCATCTCCGCATCCGGGATGATTTCGTACCGGCTGACGTTCCGGGTCTTCGTGTCCCACTTGACCTTGCCGAGGCCGAGGCCCGTGACAACCATGGAATGGACGAACTCTTCCTTCGCCCTGTCGAAACCCATCCGCGGATCCGAGAGCTTTCCCTTCATGTACTGCTGTACGGAGTGCAGCTCTTCGATGGGAATCTCCTGGTCCAACGCCGGTTCGACCACGTACTGCGGCTCCGTACAGGAGAGCACGCGAACGGTCCGCGCCGTGATCTGGTCGGCATCTGACGGCGTCAACGGTACGCACACGTTCGAGCAGTTCTTGAACGGGTAGGTCTTGGTCTCTCGAACTTCCTTGTACTGCTTCCGCCACTTGGTCAGCTCTTCATTGCGCGTCTTCAGCGAGCGAGTTGCCCGAGCGATTTCAGTATGCAGGATGTCCTTGATCCGAAGCTCTTCTTTCTCGCTCAGGTTGATGTCGCGGACGAGGGCCTGATCTTCGAGACGAGACCAGTCCGGTTCCGGTTCCGGGGGCGTGATGACTGGCAGACCTCCTTGCTCTGGCATACCCATCTGTGGGGAGGGAGGTGGGGCCCCGGGAGGCTCCATTCCCGGCGGGGGGCCCCCCGGGGGCATCATGCCGTCCGGGGGGCCCATCATCATCCGCGGATCAAGGGCCACGTTACTTCTTCCCGCCCATCTTCGGGCCGGACTTCGGGCTGATCGAATACGGCGATCCTCCTCGAATCGTAGCCGAACCAGCCTTTCCCGCGTTACCAAGTCCCTTCTTCGTCGCCATCGTCCTCTCCTTCTTCGTTGTGAGCGCCGGGTTGGCGCTCGTTGCCGATGTCCCAGACCACCGCGGCTGGGTTTACGGTTGCGTATCGGTCGAGGTGGAAATCGTCCATCGGTATCATTTCGTGGAAGAGTGCCGCCTCCATGATGACTTGTCGTAACCAGACGATGTCCGGACCCACTGCGGCACAGAGATCCGAGAGCGGGACTCCGCGGTAGTGGTCTTCGAACAACCACCCGTAGGCACTGCTGCGATGGTGGGCCGGGACGAGGTTTTGTCCACGTTGGTCGAAGTCTTCGGGCTCACGCAGGAAGTCGATGACTGCCAGTCGGGCGACCTTGGAAAGCAGGTACAGCTCGTCACACTGGAGATCCCGTGCTTTTTCTTCCCAGTATCGAAACACGAGCAGGAGCGCATGGACGGCACTTACCCTCCGTAGCCTTCGACTTCCGACGGGTTCGCCGACCGGAGCAGGGGGTGGTTCGGATCCATATCCGACGGGGTGAACGCTCGCCATGGCAGACGGTCCTCCTCTGGGATCTCCACCGGCTCCAGGTGGAACTGCGGCCAGAGTTGCGGCTGATACGCGAACGCATCGAGCCAGTTCAGTTTCCGACTTGCCGGGAACATCTTCATCTCCCGGTTTGGCATCACGAATCGCGAACTCGTGTAGTACGCCCCGGATGCGACGTGCCCAACCATGTGACGAATCCGCGTGTATTTCGTCGTTTCCGGCCCAGTCTTCAGGTCGCGCCATGGGATGTGGACGCCGGCTCGGTCGGCGGCCTTCCCAACGAGGATCTTGAAGGCGAGCTGCTGGGCGTTGGTTTCGAGCCCAACAGCCGCGAGGGGGAATCCCTTGTCGAAAGACTCCTTGACGGTCTGGACGATCTTTTCGGCGAGGTCCGATGGACCCAGCTTACCTACCCACGAGAACAGATTGACGATGTACCCCTCCTGGTGTGTCCCGAGCACACAGATCGCCGCATCGTCATGGCTCTTCTTCGTCTTGTAGGCGGGGTCGATGGTCATGGTTCGGTAGAGGTGTCGCTCCTGGATGACGATGTCCTGCCCGTCTGGCTGACGGAGCAGGATGTCTCCGGACTTGTCCCGGTCCCAGTACCGCGGGAGCGGGAACTCGACGACGCGGGCATCCACGGGGTTGTTGAGATACTGAAACGCGAAGAAGTGTCCCTGTCCTGACGACTCGAATCCTCGTTCCAGCGCGGCCAGCTCTTTCTCCGGGTACCGTTCCGGCCAGATCGGTTTTCCGTGTTCGATGGCGGCCCGTTTGAGACAGATGTACTGCGGATCACCGAGAGCCCGAAAAACGAGTTCGTCTGTGTTCTGCTTCTCGAACCCCATGATCTTTCCGGCCGGGTCGTCGACGGCCCAACGGGTGCATGTCTGAACGATTTCCGACGTTGCGGGGTCCGCACGGAGCGGGGCACAGGATGCGATGAAGGAGAAGACCTTGTTCGCGACTTCTTCGGATTCGGATGCCTCTTTCGCGAAGACATCGTCGAGGAAGATCTTGTCGTAGTGCCCGGAGACCAGCTCCGTTTTCACTCCGGCGAAGGTGTACGTGGGTTCCGGGGCGTCGATGGTTCGCGGGAGTGTCCGCGCCTTCATCGTCCAGCGGTCTCCGGACTGATCGGTCGGGACGTTTTCCGGCCAGAGGTAGCGGATCAGTTGGTTCCGCGTGAACTGGTTCGAGATGAATTCGGAGGCTTTGCGTGCGTTCTCTTCCGTGGACATCGCGAGGAGAACACGGACGTTGTTGTCGCGCAAGTAATCCCGGATGGCTTTCGCGTAGAGGATCCACGACTTGACGAATCCTCGCGGCATCATGGCGAGCTTGTAGTTGCTCGCTTTGGATTCGAGGAACTCCGTGTAGAGCAGGTGGATGTCGGGTTTGATTTCGCAGTACCGCAGGACGATCTTGCAGAAAAAGTACAGAGACCAGTATGTGTCGGCGACGCTGGCGGCCCGAATCCAGTCGAGGTCTTCTGGCGGCAGCACCTTGAGCTGGTGGCGTCGCCGGAGGGCCCTCTTCGCTTCAGCTATCGCTTGGTTCAACGAGGGCTTCCTCGAACTCGGCGAGTTGCGATGGGATGGCGAACTCGGATTTCACCATCAACGCGACGGAGTCGACGAAACGCTCGTCGGTTTTGATCTTGACGCCGTCGTCCTGCTTCCCGGCCTTGCGGATGGCCTGAACAAGCATCGTGGCGATGCGGGCTTTGTTGACATCGTTCTCGGTGAGGGCCTGATGAAGAGCCGTCATCGCCTCCTGAAAAAGAGGCTCGCGGTCGTCGTCCCCGATGAGTTCTCCGATGGCTGGGAGGGCCGCTCCCGGGTTCGTGTCCGGTGGCGCGGGGTCGCCTGGCGGAGCCGCTATAGGCAGGCGGACGTTGCTCACGAGGAACGAGGGTACACCCGGTGTGCCGTTTTGGCAAACTTGCGTCAAGTGTGCCACGTTGGCGCGTTGACATCGTAGAACCCGAGCCGTATCTTTGGGGCGTGACGAGTCGGAGTTGCCTCCGCACATGAACAGCTAGTGAGTCGGCCCCCTGCCGGGAGCCCAGCCTTTGGCTTCGGCTCGTCACACCCGGCGGGGGGTTGGCACCATTTTCGGGGGTAGTGACGTGCCAAGGATCAACATCGAGGAGAGGGCGTTCACGGATCCTCGGATCGAATGCCTATCCCACGAGCTTGGGCATGACGCCCTCGGTCCGTTGGCGCGAGTATGGCACCAGTGCAGCAACCGCAGATCTGACATCTTGAGCCGGACGGAACTTGATGGATCCGCCAGGGTGACGGGATTCTGCGACCGTCTCGTTGAAACTGAGCTTGCCGAGAAACTTTCCGATGGGACGTACCGGGTGAAGGGGGCCTCCGAGGCAATCCGCTGGCTCCTCAACAAGTCCATCGCCGGGAAAGTCGGTGCTCACGCCAGGTGGCACCGCGACGGTAACGTGACGGCAACGAACCATGCGGCTGCTATGCGGTTGCCATGCAACAACGATAGCAGCCGGATGGCAAGCGATAGCAGGACGATGGCCTCTGACTCTGACTCTGGCTCTGGCTCTAAAAGCAAAGACCCCGTCGCGAAGGCTCCGGGGAGTTCGGCGAAGGAACGCAAGGCCCCGAAGAAGTACCACCCGGCCGAAGCCTACCCGTCCGGGTCGCCGGCCCGGGTGACGCTCCTGGCGTCGTTCCCGGAACTTGCTGCCGACTTCGATGGGCTGCTTGCGATGTTCGACGTGGAGTTCCGGCGCCTCTGTCCCGGGGGGCGCCCATTCGTAGGACTTGACAACTGGATAAGGACGCGCCTATCTTTAGCCGTGCGCCAGCAAGCGGAGGGGTGGGGGAAACGGGGGGGGCGCCCCGAACAGAAGACCAAGGTGCTTCCTGGGGTCGAAGAAATTCTGGCAAAGCGCGAGGAGACACATGACGACGAGCCTGCATTCTAGGAAGCTCTATCCGGGACCGTGGGTCGGGGGCCGCGTCAGGGACAGCGTCTTGACCAGCGTCGGGGCCAGCGCCGCGGACCGCGTCTGGGCCAGCGTCTGGGCACCCGTCGCGGACCGCGTCAGGAACCGCGTCTGGACCAGCGTCAGGGCCAACGTCGTGGACCGCGTCTGGAACAGCCTGGAGGAAGAGTCATGATCGAGATGTTCATTCCGCCGCCGCCGCAGATTCCGAACAACACGCCCGCCGAAGTCATCGCCGCGACGTTGACTCCGGAACCGCTCTTCGACCGGGCATACGCGATGTACATCGACGAGGGCCTTTCGCCGGAAGAAGCCACGCGAAAAGCCAGGGAACTCGTCGACCTGGTGGAAGGGATCGAAATGAGATGAGCGACTTGAAGTTCCCATGCGGGCATCGCGCTTCCTGCCCAACGTGTGCGGTGTATTCCCGAAAACGCAGGTATGTGGAATCTGGGCGTTGCTACGAGTGTGGCAAGCAGAAGGAGTCTTCCGAGCGCCTGCGGTGCCTCTTGTGTCTTGCGAAGAACAGGGACCGGCGTCGTGCCAGATCACAGGACTACATGTCCGCTCACCGTTGTGGCCGTTGCGGGGCCGCGCTGGATGGCAAGTCGGCGACGCGGTGTATCCGGTGTCTGGCGTACGCGGCTGCATGGATCAGCGGCTACAAGAAAAAGCAGAGAAGGGGGAAAAAGCGATGAAGGCGAAGGGGGAAAGATCGAGTTCGTCACGACTATTGCGAGCGCGTAAGCATCTCGCGAACGCCGCTCTCGAACTGTCGACCATGCAGCCCGGTGACGCGAGCATTGTGGCCGAAACGTTCGCCGAACTCGAACGACTGCGAGCGATGGAGGCGGAACTGCGCGCTGCACGCGATGCCGTTCGCGAGCGGCTGATAGGACTCGGACTACTCACGAAATACGGACAATACTCATGGCAATCGTGCAGCCTCGCGCTTCAGCGCATGTTGGGTGTCTGGTGAACGCCATCGTTGACCTCGACGCGCTGGCGAATCTCGAAGCGGAGGCGACGCCGGGACCGTGGCGAGTCAACGTCCCCGATCGAAAGGGGCCGGACGATCGCCCATTCGGAGAGGATTGGGTGGTTGGAGCGTTCGGCGCCGGCGACGACGGGAAGATCCGCGACGTCACGACAGACCACATCCACGCGAGCGAAATGGGAGGCGGCGCGGACGAAGACGCCGTCTTCATCGTCGCCCTCCGCAACGCGGCGCCCGCGCTGCTCACGGAACTACGGCGCCTGCGGCGAATCGAGGCTGCCGCCATCGCCGTCCGCAAGGGCGAGACGGAGGGGCTGATCGTAAAACTCTATGCCGCGTTGGACGGAAAGGAATGACATGAACCGCGAGGTGAAGCCATGACGAAGCCGAAGCCGAAGCCGAAGAAGCTGCTACCCTGCCCCTTCTGCGGCCGGAAGGCGCGATACTCGCCAGTCGCGATGTACGGGACCACAACCTACGTCGTCGAGTGCTCGAGCGTCGTCGAGTGCTCGAGCGTGGTCGATGACTGGGGCGACGTTGGCGTGTTCTGCGGCGCCGCCACGCCTCACAGCGGACCGCGTGCCGAAATCAGGGCGTGGTGGAACCGGAGGCCAGAATGACCGAGCGCAGCGTGAGGGAGATTGCGGAAGAGTACTCCTGCTACGAATGGGCTCCAAGGAAAGTGATACTCGGCCAAGCAGAGGTGTCCGAGATCATTCGCCTCGCCCTCTTCGCCGTCGCGATGGCGGAGGCGGCGACGAGGCCGATGGACTCCATGACCATTGCGCAAGAGGTTCATGACCTTGCCCGCGAAGGAGGGTGGTGATGCGACTTGTCGTTGCGTTGAAGCTCGAACTCTTCATGGATGCGCCGACCCAGGGGGACGCGGCGAAGCACATTCAGTCGCTCTTCGTTTGTCCCGGGATCGTGGACGACCACACGTTCACGTCGAAGATCATCTCGCTCAACATCGCGCCTCACACGGGTAAGGTCCCGATGGATGTTCAGCGGATGATGGTGAAACGGAAGCAGGAGATCGAAGCCGCGAAGGTGAAGTCATGAGTCACGACCGGCGCTGTCACTGTGAGGCGTGCGTGCAGAAGGAGCTTCAGCTTCTTCGGCGGCTCGCGGAGCTGGTCGAGCTGTTCCGGCTCGACAAGGAGCCGGGGTTCGAGCGGATCTACCGGACGGTTCGGGAATGGCAGCGTTTCACGGAAGGAGAACGGGGATAAGGAGCGGCGATGAAGCACCAGTCGACAATTTCGTTTCGCAAAGGGAAAACGGTCTACGTGTGTGAGCTGATGGCCGAGAACGTTGGCGACTCGGACGAAGGAGACGGCGCCCAAGTTTTCGTCCGTATCCGCGGCGAGGAGGTGAACGAAGCGACCGGGATGAGTGAATCATGGATTGTGGCTCGCGGTCGGCTTGGATTACGGGAACGGAACCCTCCGTTTCCTGGCGCAGCAGCTCGCGTGTGGGAGCTTGTCGCTTGTGTCCGACCAACGGAGCGCCCAGTGACGTTCGAACAAGCAACGGATGCCGCGGAAGGTGGTACCGAATGACGCCAAGAACGTGCCCTTCGTGTTCGCGGGGACAGCGGACAATTCAGCCGGCGACGGGAGTGTTGTTCGACTGCGGGTCACTCTGGTTGAACCCGGCGCAATTTGCAGAGGCGCGGACCGAGAAGTGCATGGAGGAATCCGCGCGGATGCTGACGATTGCGTTGGAGATCGCGAAGGAGCAGATGGTTGCGTACACGCAGAGCGCACGGAAATGGGGTCCGTGCGCTTCCTGCAAGGGTGTTGGCTGGGTTGCAGGAGTCGTGTTGGACGTGGAGAACTAGTTGGGAGGACATCGATGAGAACTATCGAGGAACGGGCCCTGGCGGCGGCGAGGCGACTCTTCACGTGTGATGAATACCCCATGCTTGATGAATACCTCACCAAGCACGCCAAGATCATCGCCGCCGAGTTCGAGGACCTTCGTATCGCGACGGACGTGGTCCAGGCGCCATTTGTTCAGGTGGGCGAATTGCCTCCCGGAGCGCCTTCTCTGACCTGGACACACACGCCGTGTTCGATAAGCCCCTTGGTTCGTGACGAGATCATCCGCGAGGCGGTGAAGCAGGCGGTGGCGCAGATGCGGAAGTGCGAGATGATTCAGCCGAGCGCGGAGAAAGAGCCGTGCCGAGCGAGGGCCGAGTTGCGAAGTGGTACGCACCTATGGGAATGAACACACAGGTGAGCAAATGAGTCCCGCGGTGGTTGGCATGTGGGGGGCGCTCGTTGGCCTTGCCGTCGGGTTTTTCCTCGGAGCCGTGGCGGCATTCGTGACGATTGGGCGACGCTGGCGATGAGTCCCGCGATGACGCCCGAGGACTGGCAGGTACTCAAGATCCTTGCGGCATCCTGCCTCATCGGGTATGTGCTGTTGCAGATCGACGGATGGTTATCCGACGAGGGGGATGAATGATCGATCCCGGGCCGTGGGTCGGGGACAGTGTCGGGAACAGCGTCAGGTACAGCGTCTGGGACAGCGTCGAGGCCAGCGTCGAGGCCAGCGTCTGGGACCGCGTCGGGGACCGCGTCGCGGCCAGCGTCAGGTACGGCGTCGGGACCCGCGTCAGGCACAGCGTCATTGACAGCCTGGAGGAGGAGTCGTGATCGACCCGGGACCGTGCGTCAAGGCCCGCGTCACGGCCAGCGTCAGGGACCGCGTCAGGGCCGGCGGCAGGACCAGCGTCGGGTTCGGCGTCTGGTTCAGCGTCAGGGATCGCGTCTGGCGCAGCGTCTGGACCAGCGTCTGGGACAGCCTCTGGGCCAGCTTGGAGGAGGAGTCATGATCGACCCCGGGGAGTGTGTCTTGGCCAGCGTCAGGGGCGGCGCCAGTGACCGCGTCGGGGCCAGCGTCTGGGACCGCGTCTGGTTCGGCGCCGATGCCCGCGTCTGGGCCAGCGTCAGGAACAGCGTCTGGGACCGCGTCTGGTTCGGCGTCGGGGACCGCGTCTGGGCCAGCTTGGAGGAGGAGTCATGATCGACCCGGGACCGTGCGTCAAGGCCCGCGTCAAGGATCGCGTCAGGACCAGCGCCGTGACCAGCGTCTGGACCAGCGGCTGGGACCGCGTCACGGCCGGCGTCCGGCACAGCGTCTGGTACAGCGTCTGGGCCAGCGCCGATGCCCGCGTCTGGGACAGCGTCACGGCCGGCGTCGGGGACCGCGTCGGGGCCAGAGTCTGGTCCCGCGTCGTGGACAGCGTCTGGGACAGCGTCGGGGCCAGCTTGGAGGAGGAGCCGTGATCGACCCGGGACCGTGCGTCAAGGCCCGCGTCAAGGATCGCGTCGGGGCCGGCGGCAGGACCAGCGTCAGGGGCAGCGCCAGTGACCGCGTCTGGGCCAGCGTCACGGCCAGCGTCTGGTACAGCGTCGATGCCCGCGTCTGGGCCAGCGTCAGGAACAGCGTCAGGAACAGCGCCTGGGCCAGCGCCTGGGCCAGCGTCGGGGACAGCGTCTGGGCCAGCGTCGATGCCCGCGTCTGGGACAGCGTCAGGGACAGCTTCTGGGACAGCGTCAGGGACAGCGTCAGGGACCGCCTGGAGGAGGAGTCGTGATTCTCGCTAGCCTCTTCCTTCCGGGACAACTGCCCAGCGGGAAAAACGCCGTCATCGTCACCAGAACAGGACTCCGCTTTCCCAAGAAACGATTCACCGCCTGGCGAGACGTTGCGCTCACGGCGATCCGGCTCCAGCTCGGTGGCCATCGCGACGTGGCCCTCGTCACGTGCGACGTCTCGCTAGCCGTCGTCTATGCCACCGGAGATAAGCGGCGCCGGGATCTCCCGGGGATCCTCGACGCCATCTGCCACCTTCTCGAAAAATCCAACATCCTCGCCGACGACGCCCAGATCAAATCCTGCGTCTGGACCCCGGCTAAATCAGGCACGCCCGTGGGTGCGTGGCTGGTTCTGGAAGACAACCCGCCGGCAGCGGGGGCACCGTGGCAACCCGACCCAGAACTGCTAGCACTTCCCAGCTCTGAATCAACCAGTACCCGTCACCAAGCTCACAACCTCCCGCGGTTACTCCTGACCAAGGAGCCACGACGACGCGGTCGCCAGCCGAGACAGGGAGCGTCTCTCGTCCAGGCTTCCACCAAAGGGTCCGGGCGTCCGAAAGCCGGAACTTCCGTCGCGGCTTACCCGGGCCTACCGAAACGACCGTAGCCGTCCACTGCGTCACCTTCGGCCTCGGGTCGTAGACAGCCTCCCGGTACCCCCTCCCGTCGCAGCGTTCACAGCGGATCTCCTCGTGGCGGCTGATCCAGATCCCATCCTCCTCGTAGATCGGACGGATGAAACACCCACCCCCATGACAGTCCTTGCACGGCCGACGAACAACCGCGATCTTCGGCACCGCGATCCCGCCAAGCTCTTCGGGAGGTGGATCCCGCTTCACGATCAGCTTCCCATTCAACGGTTCCAACTCTTCTGCCTTCCACTTCATGCGCTCTCCTCCTCGTGCCCCGGGAGGCCGGCGCGCGGCCAAGGTCGTGGGGATCCAGGCTAACGAGACTCCTCTTGAACGAGAGACCTGTTGAAAGAACGATCCTCCCGGGGCACCACCAAGTGTAAAACAAAACGGCCCCCCGGAGGGGGCCGTCCTGGACTACGAGAGGACGGGTTACTTATCTCTTCTGAGTCGCCGTCTCCACCTTGGAAAGCCCGATGTGGGTCCCCATGGCTGCGAGAATCGCAGCGACGATGTTGCCCGCCTCATTCCAGGTGATCACTCCATCTCCGCCGTACTCGACGAATCCGCCAACACAACCGGCGATGATGGCAAGCGCAATCCCTACCCACGGTCCCCCGAACTTTTCGAGAAGGCCCTCCAACCAGGGGGACTTCTTCACCGCTTGGACTCCGGCATACACCAGAGCCGCCAACTTGAGGATGTCTACAGGCACCTGCACCCTACCACCTCCTTAGTTGTTGTCGAGCACCGCGCGGACAGCATCGCAGCGGTAGTTGCTCGACTTGATGAGAGTCTTGATCTTCTCGACATTCGGGTCTGCCGTCCCGGCCATCGTCAGGAGATCCAACGCCTCCCCGGCCTCGGCCTTGGCGATGTCCAGCGTCTTGCCCAGGTTCTCTTTCCTCGGGGGCGAGAGCATGTGACTCGCCGCGACCTCGGCCTGCAAGGTCTGGATTCGGGCCGCCACGATGTTGACATCCTTCCCAAGCTCCGAGACGGGATGCGATGCCCACGGGTTCATCGCGGCACAGCCCACGAGAAACAGCAGCGGAAGAATCACGAGGCCCTTCATGGTCAGCTCTTGGCCGGCGGCTGCGCAATCCGCAAGGTGTAGATCTTGTCGTGGTTGTGAGCCGGGTCCGAGACCCATGATGCCAACACGCCGGAAGCGCTGTACGTCCCCATGAAGGTGTCGATTACCGCAGGCTGAGAGTAGATGTTCAGCGGCCCCAGCTCGGCGAAAAGCTCCTTCCTCGGGCAGTACCCATCAGCTCCCGTCGTACACTGATAGACGAAGTTCTGGGCATCGTCGCGAACCGTGACCCGGGCGCCCTGGTAACCCTTGCCGATGTTGATGCCGGCCTCATAGTAGACGTAAACGTCGAGGTACATCCGGGCCTTGTCGGAAGGTCCGGTCGGGGAGTCTTTGGTGTTGCACGCCATGGCGAAGGCGCCAAGGACCAGCAACAGGGCGATGAGGGTTCTCTTCATGTGGTCTCCTTTCTTGTGGAAAGTCTAGCACGACCTTCGTCTCTCGTCACCTGAACATGGTAGTGAAGCGCGGTCCCATGATCCAACGGCGGAATCCTCGGCATCTTCGCCACACCCGTCGGCCACCTCTCGTTCAGCGCCACCCGGATCGCCATCTCGACGAACAACTGCGTCGGATCCACTCGGATGTCCACGGCTCGCCATTCGCAGTGAGTGTTGCTCGTCCCGCCAATCCCACGATTCTCCGCAAACGACCGAAAGATGCAAGTGACGACGCTCTCCTGCTTGAGGAGCGTCCAGCGCCGCTCCACGAGATCGGCGAGCACCACGATGAGCTTCGGGCAGAGCTTCCCTTCCATCGCCCACTCGCGCTCTTCGCGCTCGCTTTTGAACCGGAGATGTTCCATCAGAGCAGATCCGAGTCTTCCCACTTCTCCCGAGCTTTCCACGGGGAAGTCTTGTACTTGTAGTCGGCCGGAGGTTTCCCGCGGGTGCCCATCCGAACATTCTCGATCTCGGTCATCAGTTGGTTCCTCTCTGCCCGAAGAGCCTTCTTCTTCTCCATGCTGCGAGTCCGCGGAATCTGCTTGGTCAGGTGATCGATCTTCAGCTTCAGGTTGATGAGGAGATCGGGGCTCTGGTCCTTGTAATCCGCCATGTCCTCTTCCAACCCAGCCGCCCCGACTTCGGGGCCTCCCGATTGCGCCCCGCCATGCGTCGGGTCATACATGGCGCTGGTCGCACCTTTCCCGTAGCTGGCGCCGGCAGCTTCCAACTCTTCTCGGACGGCATCCTGCGCCGTCGCCCCACCAACGTTCTTGTTTGGCGGCGCTATGATCCTTCTCTTCTTGTTTGGCTGCGCCATGATCCCTCCTACTTCAGCCGACTAATGGAAAGGTGACTCTCGACCCACGCCCACGCGGCGGCCAGAGTCCCGACGATGGAAGCCGTTGCCACGACGGCGGTCTTCACGGCACCCGTCCCGACCTTGACACGGTCGATCTGAATCTCGGTTGACTGCACACGGGATGTCACGTCGGTGACGGCCCGTTCCACACGGCTGACGCGGTCGCCCAGCATCTTCGAGTGGTTCTGTTCGTTCATCCCGTTTACCGCAAGAGTCTCTCTGATCTCAGCGAGATCCTGCCGGGTTTCTTTCATCTCGGCGGAATGCTCGTCGAGCTTCGAGAGCACCAGCGTTCCCCACTTCTCCCACCCGTTCTCGCCAACCATCACTCCTCCTCTTCCTCGTCGTCACGTCCGGAAAGGTAACGGTAGTACGCCTTCTGTAGCGCTCGCGTCTCCCGGTCCTGTCGCTCCTTGGCGGCCTCTGTTCTTGCGCGGCCCTTGGCCGCCTGACTCCCCCGGATCTCGCGCTTTCGAAGACTCTTCTCCATCTTGGGATGGACCTCTTTGCTCACCACGCGACTCGGGAGTATCGGGGCCAACTGCGCCGCCCATGGCTTCCGGAGCTTCGCGTCCTTGACCGCGTTGTCGTAAGCCCCCAGCGTGTACGACCCCAGCATCGCCGGCAGGTAGTTCTTCGCGGCTTCCTTCGCGAGGATTTGCGCCTTCGTCATCCCGGCCGTTTCCGGGGAGTACAGATCAGAGCCCCATCGATCCTTGCCCGTGAACAGCGCCTGCGGGAACTGCGTCCACATCGGCGTCAGGTTCCGTGCGGTCTGTTTCGGAAGATCGACCCAACCGCCTCGCGGTTTCTGGAACAGGTTCGACAACTCCGACATTGGGATGAACTTCCCAAGGTCGAAGGTCAGATACTTTCCGTCCGAGCCGGGGATCGGGATCGGGACTTCGAACCAGCCAGGCTTGAAGCGCCCGAGCTTTCGCTTCTCCTCGTCCGAGAAGAACGCCTGCCGCATCGCTGCCGGGATCCCCAGCGCCCCGGCGGCGAGCAGCCCCATGCGGATCTGAAACTGCTGCTGGTGCTTTTTCCCAAAATGCCACGTATGCGCGGCAAAGATCCGCTGCCAGTTGTAGTACAACGACGGCAGGAACGGCACCATCTTCGCCACACCGCTCCTCGCCCCGTCCGGAATGTCGGCAAAATCCATGTAGAATTCTTTCGCCCGCGCGATAGCCTCCGCTTCGGACACCCCATGCTCCATGTGGTACTTCAGCGCATGCACTTTCGCGAAGAAGTCTTCCGCGTGGTAAGCCAACTCCAGGTTGCTGGCGAGATCGAAGACTTTCTCAGCCCCGGGGAGGCGACCGACCTTCTCTTTGGCTGCGTCCACAAACGTCCGCTCGAACCCGCCGATTTCCCCAAGCCGCCCGCCGCCAGCGCCACCATGGATACGCTTCGTCCCGCCAAGCTGCGCCCCGACAAACGTCGAACGGTGGAACCCGGCATCCTCCGCGATGAGAAGCAGTTTGACGATCTGCTCGTCGATCCCTGCCTCCAGCCACTTCTGCCCCTTCGGGAAGGTGGCTTTTCCGTCAGTCCATTTCCCGCCAGCATCGCGTAGGTGCAGCGCCCGGAGCATCTGCGCTCCGAGGCTCTTCCCGTTGGGGACCTTGCCCTTCATCGTCTGCACCAGTGCGTATGACAGGCCAGGGACTTCCTTCTGGTACGCATAGAGCATCGGGAAACCACCGTCCCCGAACGTCTGGAGCGCGTTCTCTACGAGCACCTGCTTCGGGTGGCGCGGCAAATACCACGCCGTGACACCCTTCTTCAGGAATCCTTCGACCCCCCCCATGTTGACGAACGACTCGAACGGCGATTTCGGGGACCATGCCCCCTGAAGCGTCTCGGCGAGGTCCTTCCGGATCAGGTGCCGGGACAGCTCCTTCATGTCGATGTTCGTATCCCAGAGTCCCTCCGCCATCGGGATCGCTTCCTTGACAGGGACATACTTGCTTTTCCACAGGCCCGCGGTCGCCGGTTCGGCAATCATCGGATCTTCGCCGGCCATGTCGCCGAGAACCCGGTCTCTCGCAACCGTGTAGTCTTCCTTGGCCGCCTTTGCGAACGCCGTGAGCACGACAGCCTTGGTCCGAAGCCCCTCGCTTTCGATGAACCCGCGAGCCAGCCATTCGGCGGGGCGCTCCCTGAGCGTCATCTCCGCCATGCGGACAGGGAACGGGCGCGGGGGGATGTAGCCGGAGTCGACCCCCTTCGCCTTGAGTTGCGCCCTGAACGCATCGGCGTCTGCCTTCCGGAGGAAAGTTCTCTTCGCTATCCCCTCGGGTCCAGGTGAACCACCCTCTACTCCAGGTGACTTGTACGGGACAACGTGCATGTCGTCTTCCCGCTGCTTCTGGTGCGCCTGCTCGGCTTTCGTCGGGATCCCTCCACCACCAGTTTTCCGCAGGACGGACGCCATGATCTTGGAAAACGCACTCGGCGTACGCTCCTGAGAACGCAGGGATGGCAGGTAGAACGCCCCCTCGGGATTGCCAGGATGCCAATCGGGATGCGTCACCAATCCGATCGCGTCATACCCGGCGTCCTGCATGTACGCTTGTTCTCTCACCGTTTCGATGAGCTTGTTCGTGTTCTCCATGGAACGGAACTCGACTTCGGCGTCGCGGGTTATGCGCGGGTCGTAGTATTCACTCTTGGGATCGTGAACGTTCCGAAGAGCCTCGTCGAGGGTCTTCCCGGCTTTTGCCTGATCGAGAACGTTGATGATGAGATGGTTCTTCCAGACGGGCATGTTCGGCGGGGCCAGCGCCGTCACCATCTCGACGATGTCCCCCTTCTTGAACCCCATATCCTCGGCCCGGTCCTTCAGCAACTGCTTGAGATACGACTGCGCTTCTCCCGTCTGCGCTTCGTAGCTCGCGACGAAGTCTCGAAGATGTTGTCGGACACCATCCGGCATCGACAGCCTCATGAGCTTCCGCGTCAGCGGGACAACCCACTGGTTCATGATGGTCTTCCGGTTGTCCGGAACCGGCCGGCTCGGGCTCGGCGCCTCTGGATCGCCCGCCTCCCAGATGGCGTTTTCTTCCGCTTTCGAGAGGAGCTTGCCGTCGCTCTTGCGGTACAACCGCGGAACGTAGTCGGTCTCGGCGGTCGCGCGGATCTCCAGGTCCCGGGCCTCCGGTTTGTTCCAGACGGCACGAATCATGGTTGCGTAGTTCTCGGCCTTTTGCTGGGAAGGGATCCCTTTTTTCGTTGGGTTGAGCAAGCCCTCGGGGTCGATATGCTTGTTGATCCTGGCCGCATCTTCGGCGCCTACCGCCTTGGCCGCTGCGCCGACCCCTTTCGGGATGTCGGGGAGGGGCTGTTCCCGTAGCGCTTCAGGTAGTTCAGGTACGCCTCGGGGTTCTGGCCCAACTTGCGGCGGACCTTCGACACCCGGCGGGCGAGCTGCTTCGGGGAGAGCACCTGCGACGGTGGCTTCAGGCCCCATGCCTCTGCCGCCTGGGCCGACTCCGGGTCCAGGCTCTCCAAGGGGACCCCCAGGGCGAGGGCCGCCAACTGCATTTGGGCCACCCGGTGGGCTACCGCTATCGGCTTCGACTGGTCGAGCATTCTCACCTCGCATGAACCGCCGCAACATGAAATCGGCGTCTTCCCCGAACCGCGCGGCCGATCCCCTGAGGGCGGCCTGCCAGATTTGGTTCGGATCCTGTCCCTGTTCTGCCGCAACACGCATCGTCTCTCGTAGCGTCACGGCCTCCGGAGACCACGGATCGGACGGGTCAAGGCGGGTGACCAGATAGCGCAATTCATCACCAGTCTCGGCCGCAGTGCGGCCCACGGCGACACTGCGGTGTGCGTCGACATATGTCTTTAGGACTTCGACATTGTCGGCATCGCGAAGGCCAATCCCAAAAAAGCGGTTGTACTGGTCTTCGCTAAGGCGACTCTCCATTTCCACGATTAGCGCGTCGGCTCGCTTTACCTCTGGATCGGCCGCAGCAGAGAAGGGTGACTCGGATTTTCTCCTGGCCGCCCGGTAGGCTTTCGCGCCATCCTCCCCGAACACCTCGACCAACAAGCCATCGTCGGCGGCCTTCGCTCGTTGGTATGCGTCTACGAGTTCCCCCTCGGTCATCCGTGCCAATATCTCGGCGCCGGCTTCGACTGGTCGAGCATTCATCCCTCCTTCGGGGGGGGCTTCGACGGGAGGGACCATCCCTTCGGGGAGGGGGGGGGGTGCCGTCACCTCTTCCACCGCCGCCCGGATCTCTGGGTCGGTGGACTTCGCCAAGGTCGCAGCCGCTTCGGGGTCCCCGTTGGCGGCTCTCGCCCCAAGCTGCGCCACCTTGGTCCCCTTGCCACGGGTGGCGCTCTTGATCCTCGACTTCGCCGGGACGCTCGCCTTGGCCGCTTGGGCCACCTTGTGCCCCTTCTCCGCAGCCACCTGAGCAGGGTCCGGGGGCTCAGGAGCCATCTTCTCGGCGAGCTTCTGCTGCTTCTGGGCTTCCTTCTCGGCTGCCTTCTGCTCCCGCTCGGCGATTTTCCGGGCCTTCTCTTCGGCCTTGGTCCGCTCAGCTTCGATGTGGTTGGCAACGGCATCGGCATCTTCCTTGGCCTTGATGCTCCGCCTGAGCACCTCGCCAACCGCCTCCGGGGTCACAGGAAGCCCGTTCTCCCCCATCGTCTTGGCGACATGCTGCTCAAGAACGGTTTGCACCTGCTGGGGATCGACTTCCCGCGGGACTCCACGGAGTTTCGTGACGACATCGCCGACCAAGCTCTCTTTGACGGCCTCCTGCCGCTGCTCCTCCGCTTCCTTGGCGGCCTGCTCGGCCTCCTTCTGCTGGCGCACCCGCTCCTTCTCCAGCGAAGCGAATCGCTCCTTCTGGGCCGTCTTCTCCGCGGCCTCTGGCCTCATTGCGTCCTTGAATCCGGAACCCCCTTGCCCTCCATCAACCGTAAACCCAGCCCCGATCCCGGCCGCAGCGGCGGCCTCGGCCAGGCTTCCACCTGTGGCCAACGTTTCTCCACCTTGCCCCAGCGCGACAGTCCCCGCGCGGCGAAGGGGAGAGAGTGGAGCCGCCGCCCCGACCTGTCCCAACATGGACGCGGCCTTAGCCCCTGCGAGAACGGCATCTTCGTCCGACTGGCCACCCGCTATGTGAGAGAGGTATTCCGTGGCACCCGCTCCAGCCATCGAAGCCGGCAGCCCCTTCCCCAACGCCTTCGTTGCGACGGATGTCAACGGCTGGAACTTCGCGTGAATCGCCGGCATCGCCCCAAGGCCAGAGACCGCCTGATACGCAAGTTCGGGGACCATCCCCGGAAGTGGTTCGCCTCGGATCGCCTCCGCCTGCTCCCTGGCGATGTCTCCCTGCTGAGAAAGGAACTTCCCGACTTGGCGAGGGAGGGTGCTCCGCTGTGCCATCTCTCCTAGCCCACTTGCGGCGGACGCATATGGCTCCAGAGCATAGTCGGCGGCCATCCGTCCAAAAACCGACTTCGTGCCCTCGCGCATCGACTCCGCCGTGGGCATCGTTGGCCCAGCCCCCTCGGTCATGCGGCTCTTCAGCGTCGGCCCTTCGGTCTTGCCGATCTGATCCTTCCCCATCCCAGCGAGAAGGTCATCGAACGCCTTGCCTCTGACCGTACCCTTGTTCGCCCGCATCCACTCGGCAAGCCGACGCTTCACCTCCGGATCGTTGGTGGCCTTGTACTCCTGGAAGAGCAGAATCGGATCAGCCATGATCTTTAGAGAGCAGCGTCGATCTTCGCCAACTCTTCGTCATACTCGCCGGGTGGTTCTATCGGCGGCCCCGACGGAGTCTCCTCCGAGTAGTTGGCTGGCAACCCTCCTCTGAGGGCCTCAACCAGCTTGGCCGCCTTTGCGATCTCTGCATCCACTGTTCGCAGGGCCGTCTCCTTCTGGTTGTTCCACTTCTGCATCCAGCCTGCGCTCACTTCCGGGTCAGTAACGCCCATCGCCGAAGCCGGCGGTTTCGCCCCGGCAATTTTTACTCGTTGCAGTTTCAGCTGGTTGAGTGATTCCAGTGCCTTTGTCAGTTCGGGGGGCGTCTTCAGGGGCCTACTCCGAATCAGACTTTCGTCAAGCCGGCGTTTCTGCCCGTACTCCGCCACTCCCGCGGCGCTCTTGTCTGCGGCCTCCTGGCGCTTGGCGTCACGAACCGCCTTGGCCTTGGCCTCCGACTCTCTCTGTCGTTTGACGTGTGCCGCCGGATCGTAGCGAGACTCGATATTTTCGATCTCAGGACCGGTCAGATTTTGATCGCGGAACATGAGTTTTGAAGCGATCCCGGGACCCATCTGAGCCTTCTGGAACGTTCCTGCCGTCGGGCCGATCTGGGTTGGGTCCTCGGCCCTGTTGAACAACTCGATACCTCTCTGGAGCCCCGCCTCTTCCTCCGCTTTCCGCTGGCGTTCGGCGGTCTGGAACTTCCGATCCTCCGCCTGCGCCTCGCGCTGCTCTTTGAGCGCCTGACGCGATTCCTTTTCCATCGCCAAACGCTCTTTCTCGATCTTCCTCCGCCAGCGCTTCTCCTCCGCCGCCGTCATCCCACTCATGAGCGCCGAGAACGCACCGACGAATGGGCTCTCGTCCTGCCAGATTGGCCCAGGAGAAGAACCTCCAAGGAGTTTCAGAGCCATGCGCTACTCTCCCTCGTCTCCGAAGTATCCACCGACGACCCCACCAATCGCCTCCCAAATCCTCGGATCTTCCCACCACTTCCCACCCGGCGCCTTGAACTGTGGGCCACCCGCCCCTCCGCCGGTGAAACCACCGATCTCCTGATCCCATCCGCCCTGAGCCCGCAGCCATTCCCGATAGAGCGCCTCGTTGTCCGCGTTCTCCATCCCACGCTCATCCCTCCCCATCCCCCAAAGATCCTGGAAGAGGTCGCGACCGTACTGATTCTCCTGCCCTCCGAGCTGCATCGCCAGCATCGCCGCTTCCTGTTGACGCTGGAATTCGTTCTGGTCGTTCGTGAGCCAGCGCCCATACGACCGCTGTTCCATGTCGTTCTGGCGACCATACTGGTCGACATACTCCCGGTAGTCCCTGTCCTGGAAGTAGCGATTCTGGTCGAAGCGCTGGGCGTCGAGACCCATGACGTTCTGGAACGTCTGGTTCCCCATCTGATTCTGGAGCTGGCCCTTCGTTCTCGCCACGTCCCAGTCGAGTCCGGTCTGGCCCATGTAGTCTTCGCGCATCTGGCCGGCTTCCTGCATCTGCCGTTCCCACGCCTTCTGAGACTCTTCCCGGTCCATGTCGAGCATGAGCTTGTTCTTGTCCGCGGCTGCCCCTCGGCGGGTCTTCCCCATCGCGTCGGCAAGGGCGCTCGACCAGCGCATCCCGGAACCACCGAAATCCTCGGCCTGCTGGGCGATCTCCTGCTCGGTCTGCTCGTCGATCTGAGCGGACGCCGCCTGGAACTGCGGCATCTCGTTGTACTTCACCATCTGGCCGCCGTACCCATACTGCTGCGAGAACGGATTCCGTTCGAAATCGATGGTCGCGTTCGGCCGGTTCTCCGACGAGTAGGCGAGCCGGTCTAGGTCTCGCGATCCTCGGAAGTCGGGTCGCCTTTGCTGGTATCGCGGGTCTCCTCCTCCCGGCACTCCGTAGTAAGGATCAGGACCAGCGTTACCGCCGCCACCACCACCCCAGCCCATATTGCCACCGCCTCCAGCATAGTTGCCTCCCCCCTGGTCGTAGCCACCGCCGTAGTTGCCCCCTCCAGCGCCCATGTCGCCGCCTCCGTTCATGAAAGGATTTCCGCCGCCCCCTCCCATTCCGGGGAGATTCAACATCGGGCCGTACTGCTGCGCGGCATCGCCCCACCCGTAGTCGGTGTTGCCCATCTGAGCCGGCCATGTCGACGGGTCTCTCGGATCCCAGTTCGGGGTGAAGTCGTAGTTCCCACCACCGCCGCCATCCGGCCTAACACCGCCATCGCGAGGTGTCCCGACACCACCCGCACCACCGCCGGGATTGTTCGGATCGGTCTCTTCTTCGCCAGGAGACCCAGGCTCGTTCCCGCGACGGTTTTTGAAACGAGCGTCGGAGTCTTTCCTGTACTGGTCAAACTGATCGCGGGCGTTCGCGATGTCTTCGGGCGTCAAGCCCTTGCCCTTGAGAGCCCGTTCGATGGAATCCCAGTCGATGTCTGCGCCAGCAATAGCGTCCCAGATCTGCTCCCCGGCGCCAAGCCAGTCGCCACGGAGCACGTCTTTCCCCGTCGAAGCAATCCAACTGAGCACATCCTTCCACGACCACGGCTTCTCCGCGGGGTCGTCATACTCGCCGGGTCCCATCCCGGGATCCACATCCTTACCGGGGTCGGGAGGCGGCTCGTTGGGATGCTCCTCGTACCACTTGTCGAGGTAGTCTTGGTATTCCTTCCGCTTCCTGGCGTTCCACTGGGTCAGCTCGTTCCCGACCTTGGAATTAGTTTCGATCCAGTCCCAAATGTCCTCAAGACTCCCATACCCCAGCGCACTACCACCAAAGTCCGGATCACCTCTCCTGCGGTTGTGCCCGACTTGCATGACCTAGTACCCCCCTTGCCCGCCCTGCGGTCCGCCCTGTCCGCCACCGCGGCTCATCATCGCCTGCAACATCCAGGGCGGAATCCCTCCGCCACCTCGACCGCCACCACCGCCACCGCCTCGCTGCGTCCCGCTCCCGTACTTGTCCAAGAACCCCCTCGTGGTGTTCCACGACTGCGGACCACCACTCGAATACCGCTGCATCATCAGCGCCTGAGCCATCCCCTGAGCAGGGCTCCTGCCCGCCCGGAGCTGCCCCGGGTACATGTCCTTTGGCTTCCCGATGCGGGCCAGGTAGTACTGCATCATGGCTTCCATGAGTTCTTCGGATGGGCCGGTGTACGTCACCTCGTCTGCCATGTCGCCTCCGCAAGCCGCCCGAACACGATCACGTCTTCAGGCTGCCCGTTCACGATCCACTCTTGCCGCAGGTACCCTTCCTGCTGGAATCCACACCGCTTCGTCATCGCCACCGAGGCCCCGTTCGCCGCAACCACGAACGCCCGGAGTTTCCGCAGCTTCAGCCATCGCATGATTGCCGTGACGCTCAGATCCAGACATTCCCGCCCGTCGCCGTACTTCTTCAGGAAGGCCCGGTGGTCCCCGACGAACTCGAAGTTCAGGTCGGCGGTCCCATCCTCCTGCCGGTTGAAAACGTGGGCGTAGCCGGCCCCGCCCCCGAGTTCGAACCAGCGGATATCTCCGGACACCGTTCCCTTCGCGAAAGCCTCCTTCTGCTTCTTGACGAGGTCCGCGAGCATGTAGGGATACCCCGAGATCCGCTCCCACGTTTGTGCCATTTTGGCAGGTGTCCACCAGGAATTCGGGATCGGCCGAAGCGGGAACTGGTACTTCGGGGCCTCGACGATGGAGAGGAACCGCACGGGTTCGCGGTCGATCTCAACGGGTTCGACGGCCGCGACGAGCATCTAGTACGCACTCCCGCCAGAACCATTCCCGCGATATCCGTAGGGAGACCGAAACCCACTAACTTGTGTTGGCGGACGAGCGCTCGGCGGCGTCATAGGAGGGCCGCCCCCATATCCTGATGAACTGCCCCACCCCCCCCCCTGAGTAGGAGGAGGAGCATAGCCGGAATAGGGGTCTCCGGTCCCACCCATGATGAGATCATTCTCGGCACTCGTTCCGTAGGTCCCTTGACCGCCAAGACCCTGCAAGAAGGGATTTCTTTGGTACCCGACTGTTCCGTAACCAGTTCCGGCATTATACCCCGGCGTCTGAGTCATCGCACCACCGCTGGGACCACTGGGACCACCGTAGTTTCCTGTAGGCATTGAAGTAACCTCCTATCTACGTTAAAATTAGTACGCGCTCCCGCCGCCACTGCCGGCCCCGCCAGCGCCACCAATCCCACGATTGCTCATGAGCCCGCGACGACGCTGGTAGTATCCGGGCGTGGCCCCGGTATACCGCTCCCGAAATAGGGCTTCCGCGGCGTTACCACCCGTGTCCATCGGACCTCCACTTCCGCCAACATTCCCATACGACTGGCCGAGGTCGACCGGCGCCATCGGATTGGGGTTGTACGGGTCGTACCCCGCCGGAACCGTCCCAACCCCGCGTCTCCCCATCTGGGCCTTGATCGCCCCACCCATCGGCGTGATGGCCTGTTGCCCCGGCATGAAGGGGTTCCGCTGGTACCCCTGCGGCGGGAGCTGGCTGTTCGGGCGCATTCCCTGATTCGGGTTCTGGTAGATGGGAGGAGTCCCGACGGGTCCGCCAGCCGGCGCCCCCGGTCCCCTCTTCATCCCCGCGGCCTGATCCGGTCCCGGGCGGCCTGAGTTGTAGCCTCCACCAAACGGCATAGATCCTCCTGTGTATCCCCCGTTCGAGGGGGAGGTCAGTTTGTTCCTGCTCTGGTTCCCGCCCAAGGCTCCGAGCATGGCGGCGGCGGGGTCGGAGTACCGATAGCCCTCGGCCCCCCAATCTCCACCGCCCGAGCCTCTGGTTGGCTTATACGGCACGTTCGTCAGCTCTGGTTGCCCGAGGTGGGCTCCTCGTTTTGCGGGGCGCCACCGCCCCCCACGGCCCCGGAGGTGGGGGTTGTCGGGATATTCGGCCGGCGGTAGCGGTTGGTGCGGCCACCACCGGGACTGAGGTACGGGTTCCGGTACTGGCGTCCAGTCGAAGCTGGTGCGGTCGGAGGCTGCGTCGGTGGTGGCGACGCCACCGGGGGGTCAGACGGCTGCTGGGAACCCTCCTCGCCCCCCCGGTCCCATCCCCACGGGCTCCACGGATTCCCTCCGCCCCCTCCCCACATGATGCTCCACGGATCCCATCCTTCCCATCCCCCATACCCGCCGCCACCTCCCCATCCCCCATACCCGCCGCCACCCCAGAAGGGGTTTTGGGTGTAGTACGAAGGCACGCCGTAGCCTCCGGAATTGTAGTCGGGACGAGGGTACCCGCCGTACCCGCCGCCACCGTAGCCACCGCCGTAGCCTCCTCCACCGTACCCGCTAGAAGCCATAGACGTTCTCCTCCGCCTCTCATTCTGACGGCCGAAATGGCGATCTGTCTATCGCGGATCAGTAGAAGGCGAGTGTCGTTTCGATGGGCCCGGCACCAATCATCCGGATCCATGCAAACGTGTCGGTCATCGGGCGCCGGATCGTGTAGTCACACAGCGCCGCCCCAACGGGAACTTCGGTCCCGGTCCCCGACAACGTCAGCTCGTCCGGATTGCCCGGCGCCCCCAGAGTCACCGCCGAAATGGTCTTCCAGGTCCGGTCGAATGCCAGCACCTCATAGGCGCTCCCGGCAGCCCAGCCGCCAACCACAAGCGGCGTGATCGTCATCGCCGTGTCGCTGTCTATCGCGTCGATGACATGCCAGGAACGATCCGCACTTCCGGCCGCCATCGACCGAATCAGCCATCCCGTCTTGAGGGAGGTGAACAGCGTCCCACCTGCCCCGACCACGGTCCCCGTTCCGGTCGCACAGCTCACCGTCCCAGGAGGGGCTGCGATCAGGTCGATCACTTTGACCTCGTCACCAACCCGGATGTCGTTTCCGACCCACCCGTTGTTGAACGCACCCGTCCCGGTGAGAGTCGTCGCCGCCGTGACGGTCAACGAGGGATACCCACCGACATTCGGGCTTTCCGTATTCGAAGCCAGAATCTGATCGATGAACTTCCCAGAACCTGCCCCGGCGGTCACAAGCCCCTGCGCCATCTGGAACCACCCCCGGGGGATTTGTCCAGCCGTCCCGTCCCCGTAACCATGCCGAATCTGGATAGCTCCCGTGTCACCGGGAGCGCCGGGGGCGTCATAGACCACCTGGACGTAGGACACTTTGATGTTCCCGCTGTGCTCCGTCGCCGATGGCGTTGGGAACTCGATCTGGCCGTTGATGACGGCATTCGTCGAATCCCCGTACCTCCAGATCATCGCCGCCATGTTCGCCAGCCACATCTGGTACGCCTGCAACGTCGCGTCCAACTGCTGCCAGTTGTAGGCATTCTGCTCCTGAAGCTGCCCGAGAATCTCGTCCACAGCCGGATCCCCGGTCATCACCGGATAGAGATTCGGCGACGGGATCGGAGGAGGGATCAGAAACTGAGGGATCTCTTTCTGAAACATCAGTCCGGTTTCGCTTCCTGCCGGGCGACGAACGAGAGCGCCACTTGATTGATGACCACCTTGGCGCTCGACGACCCAGAAATCTTGACGCACCACTGCTGGCCGATCACGGGGGCAAACGTCGCGTTGGCCGTCTTCGTGGCCCGTGAATTCGTTCCGACCAGACTGACCGTCGCCGTTCGGATCGCGGTCACCCCGCCATCGACGTAGAGCGACACCGTGATGTTGTTCGTACCGCTGTACCAGTCCTCGTACGTGATGCGGATCCGGTCACAGGACTTCATGTCGCGAGAGGTCTGGGTATCCAGCACCGGCGATGTCGCGGACCATGCGATGTTCACACCACCATCCGTGACGGCCCCGCGCTGCATGTAGACCAGGCCGGTGTCGCACATGAGCACCAGTTCCACGTCCTGCTCGCCGTTCTGCTCCGTCTGGTAATACTGCATCGTGTAGATGTACGACCACGTCGCCGCACCGGCCGGCGCTACCCGCGTCACGCCTTGCGTCTTGGTGTCGATCACCGCCAACTTTGCCGGCGTCGAAAATGTCGTCAGTCCGGTGGCCGGATGGTACGGGATGAAGACGCGGCTGCGGGCCGGCTCGTAGAGCGCCTGTGATTTCCATGTGATCGACCCGGCGTTATGGGTGGTCGCCGATGCGCGGAAAAGCTCGTCCAACCCCTCACTCATCGACGACACCGACCCACCATCGAACTTCACCGGGCCACCTGGTGTCCGGAGAATCGCGTACGCTCCATCGACGACCGCGGCTCTCCCATACGAGAATCTAGGCCCTTGCACGATAGTCTGTGCGCGGAACGGCATGTTGCTGTTCCCCGTCTTCTGGATGGCCGCGATCCCTTCCAGCCCAACCGCGTAACAGATGTCTCGCATCACGAAGAGATCGAAGACATCTCCGATCTCCAGATCGAAGATCCCGCCTCCGATCCCGGAGAAGTTTTGCGGGAAGCCACTCATGGAATACGCGATCCGCCCCGGGTGATCGGTCGTCGTCCACACCCCGGCGACAACAGACATGCTGCGGTGTGACGCGAGCACGACCCGGTTGTTGTAGTACACGCCGACCCGGCAGAGGTACTTGATCGGATCGAGGGCTCGCTGGAGTTGCTGCGCCGGAGGCGTCGCCGAAATGTCGAGCAGGACGGGACCCGTTTCTCCGCATGGGAACACGTACTGTGTCGTGCTGGGGATATGGGCAATCCCACTTTCTCCTGGCGTCAGCCCGCTATTGTCGTTCCACTGAAGCGGAAGGATGAATACCGTGTTCACACCAAAACTAGGGAACGCCGCTGCGGTCGAGAACGATGCAGTCCCGAACGTACCACCACCCGTCTGGCTCGTAATCAGGTGCCACAGCTTGTTGCCGCCACCGTCCTGATCGGCGCCACCCGTCTGGTGCATGTAACTTCCGACCAGCCACTGCCGCGAGAAATAGATGTCACCCGTTCCGGTTGCGGTGTTGGCCGCCGTGTAGTCCGTAAACCCGGGCATGTAGGCAACGGCGTACCTTTGCGTCGCTGCGGCAAGTAGAACGGGACCACCCGCCGGGAACTGCTGGAGAACGGATACCGCCGTGTGCCGATAGTAGTTGAACCGCGACCACCCGAGAACGTACTCGCCAGGAATCGTGCGAACTCCCCTGGGACTCATGGGATCGGGGTAGCGATGCTCCGCGTTGGAATTCGACAACGGCAACGCCAGAAACTCCCCCGCAGTCGTTCCAATCGTGAACCCCGACCGCGTCCTGATCTGGCCCTTCAGGAAATCGACGTTCTCCGCATCCTGCAACACGCCACCCTGACTCTTGTACCAGTTCGCAGAATCCCCGTCGAACCCCTTGAACGGTCCACCAAGAACGACTTCCTGCCGAACCGGGTCCGGTCCACCGCGTGGCGAGATAGGCCGGGTCGGCACGCTAATCCCTCCCCCGAAGCCACATCCCCGACGGCTTCAGCCCGAAGTTGTTGTCCTCGCTCTCCTCCGCGTACGGCGACAGCATGAGCTTCGCCTTGGCATCCGCCATCTCGATACACGCGGCGGCTCGCTCGAACGACATCTGAGCTGCCAGGGCCTTCCCTGTCGCGATGAGAACCACGACCTCTTGCCACTCTTCCGGAAGCGGGTACAGCGTCTTCGCCGGCACCGACCCATACGCGCGGTATTCCGGGCGCTGCATGTACCGGACGCGGTAGTAGATGTCCGCGGCATCCGGAGCCGGCCAGAGAAACAGCTTGTCCTTGTACCGCGTGTAAGCTTCCGGGTTCCCTGTCGCGAGCTGGCTCTTGTCGAGCACCCGCGTATCCGCCTTGTTGATCTGCACCTGCGTCTCGGCGTCCCTCACGTCGATGACCGCGAACACGTCCGACGGCGAGGCGCCCGTCTGCCCTCCGGACGCCGTTGGCATCTGCCACTGGTTTTGGATGATCGTGTACGCTGCCCCGGACTGCGCTGTCTGGACACGAGGCGTCACCACGAGTGATGTCGTCGACGCTACCGACACGATCTCTCTCACGCCATCCAGGTTGTTGAACTTGAACAGCCATCCCACCCCGATGGAGTTCGCCGTGTCTTCCGCCGGGATCGCCGTCGTCAAGGCGCCGTCGGCTGTCGTATCGGCATAGGTCGTCGCCGTGTTGTTCGCGATGGTCGTCACGAGGAGCCATGGGCCGATGACGGGGTTTCCGGCAGCGGTCCTGTAGATTCTCCGCGAGGTCACCTGCGATGACTGGCTGATCGGAAGCCCGGTCAGGTTCACCGTCAGATTCCCCCCAGAAGTCGTCACCGTGTTGGACACCGGACCGGCCAGCGTCTCCCCGGCGGCCGTCACGAAAGTCACTCGGTAGGAGTGCGTCCCGGCGGTCACCGCGCCGCCGGCTGCGACGGTCCCGGTCGGCCCATTCTGCGGCGGCATCACTCCAGCGACCCACGTCGTGGCAACGCCAGTGATCGTCGTCCCCAGCAGCGAGCACGCAGCCGTCCCCGTCTGGTAGACGGTCGACTTGAAATACCACGGCGGATCAGCCTCGAACTGAGGGAGCTTGTAGGCCAGCGCTACATGCTGGAGCGCATCGTTCAACGCACGCTCCACGCGGCCAGCCGGCGGGGCTCCCGAGGCTTCGCCCGTGCCAACCTCGCCGCGACCACCAAGGCGGTCCACGATTTCGAGGATCAGGTTGTCTATCGTTTGCAAAGCCACAACTTGCTCCTAAGGCCACTCGCCCAACGTTTTGTACAGGTCAGCAGTATGCTGTGCAGCTTGTTCCCTGTAGCTGCCTTCCGTCTGTAGCTCAACGACACCAGGTTCGTCGTAATCATGAGCATGCACCAGCTTCCCCGTCGAGGGATGCCGGATGAGGCTGGCCTTTCTCTCCGGAAGGCCACAAACAGCACAGGTCCACCACGAGATATCAGAGAAGGCATAGGGATCAAGCTCCACGACAAGTCCGATACTCGTCGACGTGCAGACCTCCCGCACACCGCATCCTTCTACGCGAAGCGAATACGTCCCGCCCTTGTACTTCCCATACCTCACCTGGGCCTCGACGTTGAACGGGGCACCTGTCGCGGCTCCAACGAAGTCACCGTAGACGTTCCCGCGATCCGACGAAAACGCCACGGAACCACCCGTATCCGCCGTCGCCGGGATGTCTCCATGGACAAGGGCATACGAGATCTGGTCCGCTGCCGAACTCCCGGAGATTTCGAACGTCCCGTTGAGTGCTCCATCCGTCATCCCAGACACGATGATCGTCTGATCGGCGAAGAAGTCATACCTCCCGTCCACTGTGATCGTGACGACATTTCCGCTAACCGTGTAGCTCAGCGTCGCATACTGCGTCGCCAGCGGGAACACCGTCGAAGGATCCCCGGCCGTGTCGGGGATGTTCAACCAGTAGTAGTCGAACCCGGGCGTCCATGCGTCCGCCGACACCGTGATCCCGACTGTGCTCTCCCACTCTGCCAACGCATGGGGCTGCTTGCTCTTGACCGTCTTTGCGATCTTGAGCGCCTTCGGCGCGTACTTTGTTTTTTTCCCGTGGCTCATGTTCCCAATCCTACCTGATTAGGCCAACCATCGCGACAGGTACGCCGGGCGATATTCGACCATTTTGCCTACTTTCGGAACGATGATCCTCAGTTGCGTCAGCACCTCCGGCTCGAACCCTTCGAACTCCAGTTTGAATTCTCCAGGAATCACCGTCAGATTCGTCGTCGGCGCGAATCCGGTTGTCGTCGTCGCCACCGCGCCCGGCGTCAGCGTCTGATGCGCCGAGGCAACCACCGTCGGGACGAAGGTCTCCGTCGCGGTCGCCACAGCCGGCGGCGTCAGTACCGCGCTTCCCGAGATCATGGCAGTCGGGACGAAGGTCTCCGTCGCGGTCGCCACCACCGGCGGTGTCAGCAGCCAGTTCTCCGTGGCGGCCACCGTCGGAACGAAAGTCGCCGTCGTGGTCTCCACCACCGGCGGCGTCAGCACCACGCTTCCAGAGATCGTCGCCGTCGGGACGAAGGTCGCCGTGGTCGTTGCCACCACCGGAGGCGTCAGCGTCTGGTTCTCCGTCTTCGTGGCCGTCGGGACGAAGGTCGCCGTGGTCGTTGCCACCACCGGAGGCGTCAGGGTCT